GAGGTGGAGATCAACCCAAACTTCTTACTAAAATGTATGGGGGATATGTTGCGTGGCTTGCAAACTACTTCCTAGATACAGCGCTTCCTGCGAGTGATGCTTCTATCACAAAAACAGGATCATGGATTGCAGCGGGAACAACGGCAAGTTATCCATTAAAAGCAGTCAACTCTTTTGGTCAGACAGGTAGACACACATCGGTAATCAACGACCAACTAAGTTTCACAATCAACGGTTCTACTCTAGCAATCGGTTACATAGTAAATGATGCGACAGCAACAGGCGTAAACCTCTCAAACTTCGATGTAGTTGTAGATGGTCAGGTAATTGCTAATGTAGACTGTAATGACAAGTGTTATGCTTCAAGTGATCCGTGGTGGCCTAATACCTATTGTCCATTTGCTTTTGTGGCTACTGATTTGGGCGCGGGAAGTCATAGTGTACAGATTGTCAATAAGGACAATAAATTGATGATTGTTGACTACGTAGGAACTCTTATGCCCCATTCTGTATGTCCACAGGTATTCATGGCAGCCATTCCAAAGATCAACGACGCGGGGTATGCAGGAAGACCAAATAACCCAAGTGACACAACGATGGACGCTGCTTCTCAGCAAATGTACATGGCAATTAAACAGTTTCGGGGCTATCCAATTACCGTCGTAAATACAAATGAGTTCTTTACAGAAGATGGACTAGCAGCAGATAACGTTCACCCGAATAATTTGGGTCACGCTCAAATCAGCACCGCTTTTGTAGATGTTATGTTTGGTACCGCACTTCGCCACTTCTATCAATCGACCTACATAGACGCTTCGGGTAACATAAAAGGGTTCTTTGGGTACAACGCAAGGTATCTGCCAAACGGAACATTTGTAGAGGTAGAGCCGACAAAAAGCACATACGGACACATTATTCAAAGCACATCGGTAGGTGGTTCTGTTTCATTTGGGATGCTACAAAATCAGGGGTCAGGATCGACAAGGTACGCTTATCAGGTAGATCAGTCAGGAAAGGACTGTATGAGTTTTGGGCGCGGTAATGGGAGTATTTCGACAGGTCAAACCCAAGTAGTAATCACCCATAATTGCCCGTTCATTCCATCGTCTGTAATTATCACCCCTACTTCATTTATGCCGCCGTGGAGAGTAACAAGCATAGGCGCAACAACTTTCACTATTCAGATTCAATCTGCTTCTGTATCGGGAGAGACGTTTGGGTGGAAGTGTTTGTAGCATTTTTCGCTTATATAACAAGGAAAATTTGTTACATTTGTAGCTTAAATCTACGAACAATGCCAAAAGTTACACTAACAAACGCGACACTACAATTTGTAAAAGTCGGATCAAAAGACTACGTGAGGCTCCCATTGGGACAAACGGGCTTTACACCACCAATCGTTCCAGCAGCATCAGGAGCATGGACTACCACCTTCAATGATGAATGGGAGTTTAGGTACGACGACACGAAAACTGTTCAGGACAGCGGGTCACCCGTTGTTGTGTTTGCAGAATATTTGGGCGGGCGCCCTACTGGACGTTGATGAAAGCAATACATTACAAAATACTACTATTATCTGTTATTGTTAGCCAGCAACTAGCATACGTCCTTTGTCACTTCGGTCACAAGGGCTTTTGGTATCAGTTTAACGCTACTTCGCACATACTTCTTTGGGCTACTCTATTCATAGGAATCCACAGACAGAACAGTGATGTGAGAAGGGATAAGTGGGCCGAAAGAATAACGTGGTACGGAGCAATGTTAGCATTCAATCAATTCGTGGATGAATTTTTCCTCGACCCCACCAAATTACAGTGGAATGAAATTATATTCGCATCGTTAATAGTAATTCATCTACTCTCTATTTGGTATGGCCGTAAACGAAAACCATGACTTTCTTACAGATTTGAGTGCCTTCTTAGGAAAGATGGTTGCGCCAATAGCGATATTTGTCGGGGCCGCTATGAAACTAGGGGTAGACCTCATTAAAAAAAGAAAATTGACGATAACCCAAAGAATAGGAATATATATTGTTACTGTCAGTTTTGGACTGATTGGATGGTGGGCCTGTTTAGCTTTAGGTTACAAAATGGATGATGCAAGGGTTCCACTTGTGATTGTGTCAATGTCTTACTTCGGTGAACAGATTGTTGATTGGGCGAGCAAAAACAGAGACAAGATTCTTAATTGGATCACATTTAGATCATGGAATAAGGACAAATGAAAGATTGGTTAATCAGCAAAGCAGATCAGGGTTGGAATTGGATTTTCTCTAGCCTAGACACCCATTCTAGGGGCATGAGCCTTAGAAAGTTTTCCGCACTTGCCCTTATCTACTCTATAATCCATCTATCATTTAAGTGGTGCAATGAATCCAATATCGAGATGATCCTACTAACCAATGGAGGTCTTGCTTGTGTACTACTTGGAATTGTTGCCTATACTGATTTGAAGAAAAGTCCCCCGCCAACCGATACACCCGAAGGTGCTTGAAATTTAAACGGGAGGCACTTTTGATCGAGCGGCCTCCCGTGGAATTGGCGTCCCCGCCACCTATTAGGGCTAGAAATTCGGGGCCAAATCTAATACAATCGGTTAATAACCACAAATTTAACCTCATTTTTGTTGACACGGGTAATAAAAAACGTTAACTTCGCAATCAAAACCACCCATGAAATTACTACTTTTTATCCTCGCAGTCCTAGTAATAGGCTGCACAAAACAGAGTGTTCAAACAAATAACATTCAGGACTACTACGACACCAAAGGTTTTACCAAAGAGCAATTAAAGACCTACGAGAGCCGCCCGCTTAACCTCGCTAAAGAAGTTGAACAATCCACGCCGGAACCAAAGTGCTTCACCAAAAAAGACGTTAAGATGTGTAGAAAGTGCATGGAAACACAGACAGGTTATTTCGCCAAAGACGGTTTATTCTGCATCAGCCACTATGACTATCAGACAGCCACGGACGACGGGCAAAAGGACTATACTGACAGGATAATCACAGCCTCCGACTTACAGTATGTAATGAACAACGTTTGTAGGGGTCACAACGCGGTAAATAAGGACTTAGCGGAAGGCGCGGTGGATTTTGTGCCAGCGGTAAATTCTTTTATAAATGAAGGATGTAACACCACTTGGGACAACTTATCTGCGATAGTAGGAAATGGTAATCCTGATTATTTTATGACTTGGCCTGAATGGACTGCCGACACAAGTGATTATGACAAGAATAGGTTTGCTTTCTTTTGGGAGGTTAAAACCCCGTCCGATTGGCCTGAGAGTGATACCGTTCCGTACACGTTGCTTGAGATAGGGTATTATTTACTTCCTCTTGCAGCGTACGGCAACACAGGAATGATTTGCGAAGGAGTGCAAGAACTTAGATGTTGGGTGCGCGATAATCAGACTGGACAGTGGTACTTCAATTCCCAAAATGCACACGCGGCTTATTTGTGTGAGGTTTACGGTTCTTGCAACAACACACTAACCCTTGACGACTTGGAATACGCGAATTATCAGGCAGGATTCTTGAATGTGAGTGATCCTTACTTTGAATAATATCAACCGAAAAGAAAAGCCCCTGCAATTAAGCGGGGGTTTTTTGTTTCTACCCCTTAGATGGGGAGGGGAGGGTTAAAAATTATCCATGTGTCCAGCTACACCACTATCCCATTCACTGCCCAATCCGCCAATCGCATCTATTCCGGCCCCGGCTCTGGCGCGGCCGCCACGCCAACGTTTCGCGCATTGGTTGCGGCGGATATTCCTGACCTATCCAGCGTCTATCAGCCGCTGGATAGCGACCTGACCAGCATTGCAGCGCTCACCACAACGAGCTTCGGGCGCGGCCTGCTCACCGAGACGGACGCGAGCACGGCGCGCACCACGCTTGGAGTGGCGATTGGCACGAATGTACAAGCCTACAACGCGGATTTGGCCGCGATTGCCGGACTGACGCCGACCGACGATGACATTCTCCAGCGCAAAGCCGGTGCGTGGACGAATCGCACGATTGCGCAACTGAAGACCGACCTCGCGTTGAACAACGTCGAAAATACCGCGCTCAGCACTTGGGCCGGTTCGACCAATCTGACTACGCTCGGCACGATTGCGGCAGGTACGTGGAATGGCAGTGTTATTGGCAGTAACTACGGCGGGGCTGGGACGGTCAATGGGCTATTGAAGGCCAACGGCAGCGGCGTGGTTTCAGCAGCGAGTGCGGGCACGGATTACGAAGTACCGATCACATTCAGCACGGGGCTGACGCGCACGGTCAACACCGTCACCGTCAACGCGATTGATCTGGCGGCGCCTGGTTCCGGCGGCGTGACAGGTAATCTGCCGGTTGGCAATCTGAATTCCGGCACAAGCGCGAGCAGTTCGACGTTTTGGAGAGGGGATGGGACGTGGGCAACGCCAAGTGCGAGTGTGGATCAGACGGCGACATACAATTGGTCTGGGGCGCATACGTGGAGTGGTAACGCCCAGACGTTTAAGCGGGATTCCATCGGTGTAACCACTACTGACGGGATTTTACTCACGAACACTACAGCCGCAGCCGCAGGCGCACAGCAGTGGAGCCCGCGTCTGCGCTGGCATGGGTCGGGCTGGAAGACGAACGCCACAGCAGCGGCGCAGGATGTGGATTTCGACGCTGAATTACAAACCGTTCAAGGGGCAGTCGTGCCGACTGGAAACTGGACGCTGTGGGGTTCTGTGAATGGGGGCGGTAGAACGCAAGTCTTTTCGGTAGATAACACCGGGAGCAACTGGCAGCTTGGACAGTCGGCGACTGCGCTATCCTTGGTCAGCTCAACAGGTATTCTGACCCAAGCAGGAAGCAATGCGCCCAGTTTTGCCCTTACCAGCAACGCGGCCAATCCAAATCGAAGAATCTTATATCGTACTTCGGGGGTCACTAGATTTAGCGTTGGCACGATCACTGCTGAATCCGGCAGCAACACAGGCAGCGATTACGTCATTCAAGCTTATTCCGATGCGGGTTCGCTACTGTCAACGCCGATCACGATTACCCGTTCAACGGGCGGCATCGCCTTTGGGTCTTCATCGGCAATTTCATCGCCCGCAACATCTCCCGCCCAAATCACCGCCGATCAAAACAACTACAGTCCGGGTACGGGCTGGTTTATCCGACTCGCTTCCGACGCCTCCCGCAATCTCACTGGACTTGTCGCGGGCGTAGATGGACAGGTCGCCGAAATCTGGAATGTCGGCTCAAACAACATCGTCATTCAAGACGAATCCAGCACAACCGCCAGCACTGCCGCGAATCGCTTCCTGACCAGCACGGCAGCGGATTTGACTCTTACGCCGAAGAAGTGTGCCGAGCTTCGCTATGACGGGACTTCTTCCCGTTGGCGCGTCCGGCTTTGCAATTAACTCAATCTCTTAACCCACAAAGGGGAAGTGACTTATGAATCAACGTGAAGCTAATTATTACCGCGCTGTCCGGGATGCAAACCGTCAGGCGTGGAATGCTATCAATGATCTGGTTGCCCTTCAGCGTGAATATAACGCGCTGGACTATGGGAACGATCTGCCCGACCTCGAAGACGAAGCGGACAATGTCATCACGAGACAAATGGTAGGGTCAGTCGTCTTCGATACCGCAAACGCGTTTGTGACCCTGCTCGGCACGGGCCACGCGACCAACATGGCGAAGCTTCTGTAATCATGAAAACAATTTTTCTTATCTCTCTTTTGGGGTTGTTGCCGATCTTTGCGCAGCAACCCCACGCCCTGACCGACGCCGAGCAGCAACAATGGGCGCAGTTCGCCGCGCGCGAAAAAGCCGCATCCGATGCACTCACGGCAGCAGTCAATGATCTGCTCAACACGCCCACCGGCGAATCTTCGGTCATCGTCCACAGCCACTACCAGACCGCATGGCTGGCGCTGCGCCTGGTCCAAACCGAACGGGCCGCGTGGCTGGGGAATCTGCGCGCGGCGAAGGGATGTAAGGATTGTGCGGTGAGCGGGGATGGGAGGAGTTTGGAAAAACCAGAGGCGGTGAAATGAGCAATGATATTTACAAGCTGAGTGATCGGGAGCGCTGGGCGAAGCTGGCCGCACTGCATGGCAAGTGGGGCAACGCGGAATTGGCTTTTTATTACGAAGTGATGGCGGAGAGCAGCAACGACGAATGAAGTTGAATCCCGACCAACGCGCCGCCATGCACCAATGGGCAATTAGTGGCGAGATGACAGACCTGGACGCAGCCAAGGCGCTCGCGGCCAAGTTCAGCCAGCCATTCAATCCCACGGCGGCGCAGTACGCCTATTACATGGCGGCGGCGGGAGTGGAGAGACGGAAGCGGACAGATGAGAAGCGAGAGGCGGGGATTGAGACAGGCTACCGGACGCTGGAGAGGAAGATTGACCTGATCGAAAAGGAAGTCATTCAAACCGAATCGCTCATTGAAGACTGCGTTGAAAAGATCAAAGAAGGGCTGACAGTGAGTGATTTGTCGAATGTGGTGCGAGCGATTTCGGGATTGAAGAAAGAAATACGCGAAGGCGTGAAGTATATGGCGATTTTGGACAAGCAGTGGACGGAGAGAGCCGAAGTAAGAGGCACACTCACCATCGAAGAAGTTAAAAAGATGACCCCGCAGGAATGCTACGAAAAAGCCAAAGCAGAGGGATTGATTTAGTGTCAACAGCCGACGGACTCATGCTGATCAAGGCCAAGGCCTACGCCGCTCAATTGGCGGCGGAGCAGGAGCCTGTCTCCCTCCGCGAATTCATCACCCGCGTTGCCCCGAAGTACAAATTCTACAAGCACTGCGAAGTGCTAATTGACGTTCTCCAGCGCGTTGCCGACGGTGACATTAAGCGCCTCTTGGTCTTTGAACCGCCGCGCCACAGCAAGAGCGAAACCGTCTCCCGACTCTTCACCGCATATTTCCTCTATCGCTACCCACACCGCTGGGTGGGAATGAGCAGCTACGCCGCCGACTTGGCCTATACACTCAGCCGCAACGCGCGCGACAACTACAAAGCGGCGGGCGGCACGATCAAGGGCGATGCGGGCGCGGTGGTGCATTGGGAAACAGGGCGGGGCGGCGGATTGTGGGCAGCGGGTGCAGGCGGACCGGCAACCGGCAAGGGCGGACATTTGCTGGTGTGCGATGACCCGATCAAGAACGCGGAAGAAGCTGCATCGGAAACGATTCGCGCCAAACTCCAGGACTGGTGGAATTCCACATGGTACACGCGCGAAGAGCCATGGAGCGATACCGATCCGAATGGCGCAATAGTAGTAGTGCAAACCCGCTGGCATGAAGACGACCTGAGCGGGTGGTTACTGGAGCAGGAGAAAACCGCCGAAGACGAAGAGGACCGCGAACGGTGGCACATTGTAAATCTGCCTGCCATTGCGGAAGAGATTGAACCGGGGCGATTCCCGGCGAGTTGCACGGTGGAACCGGACTGGCGCGAGCCGGGAGGGGCGCTTTGCCCGGAGCGGAGGCCGGTGGGGAAGCTGGAGAAAATCGCCAAGCGGATTGGGGAATACTTTTGGGGCGCGTTATTCCAGCAGCGCCCGCGTCCGAAGTCGGGCATGTTTTTCAAGGAAGAATGGTTCCAGACGGTCAGTGCAGTTCCGGCCAATTGTCAGCGGGTGCGCTACTGGGACAAGGCGGGCGCGGATGAAGGTAAAGGCGACTGGACGGTTGGCGTGTTGATGGCTAAAGACCCGGACGGGTTCTTCTACGTTGAAGACGTAGTGCGAGGCCAGTGGACGGCGTTTCCGCGCAACGACAAGATTCGATCCGTTGCGGAAAGTGACCGCGAAAAGTATGGGCGGGTTTCGATTTGGATCGAGCAGCCGCCGGGACTGGCAAAGGAAAGCACGGATACGATTGTCAGACTGCTTGCAGGCTTTAACGTGCAAACTGACCGGGTAAATAAAGACAAAGTAGAGCGCGCCGAACCTTTCAAGGCGCAGTGTGAGGCAAAAAACGTGAAGTTGGTTAAAGGTGACTGGAAGAGAAAATACTTGGATGAACTGACAACGTTTCCCAAAGGAAAGCATGACGATCAGGTAGATGCGAGCAGTGGAGCGTTTAACAAACTGGCAACAAAAGGAACATGGCAGGTAGCTTAACTATGGATCAACCAACCAACCAGCCCAACCTCCTTCGCCGCACCTACGCCGCTATCAAAGCCGCCTTTCGCTTCACCGGCGCGGGTGGCGGCAGCGGTCAAACCTGGTCCGCATTCAACTGGTTCTCCGGCTACTTCAATAATTCCAGTGTGAATTTCACCCAGGAAGCGGGCGACCTGGTGCAATCATCACTGGTAATGGCTGCGGTCAATTGGCTGGGGCGCGTGTTGCCAGACGCGCCGCTGCAAATTGTTGAGGCTGATAAGAATGGCAAAGAAACGCCCATCATCGGTCATCCGGCAATTGAGTTAATGAAACGCCCCAATCCCTACTACGGGGGCGCAAATCTATGGAAGGGGTTCGCGCTGGGATGGATCACTCCCGGCGATGTGTATTTTTACAAGATGCGGAATGGGCTGGGGCTAGTGATGCAGCTCTGGTATTTGCCGTCCGACATGATCACGCCAATCTGGCCAGAAGACGGCAGCGAATTTATCAGCTATTACGAATACCGGCCCGACGGACGCATTGTGCGAATCGAGGCGGACGACATCATCCACTTTCGCAATGGGCTTGATCCAAAAACGCAGGGGCGCACCGGGCTGTCGCCTGTGGCGAGCGTGCAGCGCGAAGTGTGCGCGGATAATGAAGTGCCACTTTATCACTGGCTATTGTTGAAAGCGGGCGGCGCGCCGCCGGTGGTATTGTCGTTGAAAGAGGGGCAGGCGGGCGTGGAATTTAACGCGGCAGAAATCAAATCAAAATACATCGCCGCCACTTCCGGCGATCAGCGCGGCAAGGTATTTGTCAGTGGCAACGCGGTCGAGTTGACGAAAGTGGGATTTTCGCCGTCAGAGATGGACTTGAAAATGCTGCGCCACCTGCCCGAAAGCCGCTTTGCGTCCGTCATTGGCATTGCAAAAGAAACGCTTGGCTTCGGCGTGGCCGATACCAGCAGCACGTATAACAACGTCACTTCCGCCGATGCGCGCTCCATTCAAACCTACGTCCGCCCGCTGTGGTCCTATATCGAGGACGAACTAACGCACCAACTGGGGCCGGATTTCGGACTGAAGCCGAATCAGCGATTTGATTTTGATCTGAGCGAGATTGCGGCGCTTCAGGAAGACCGGGGGCAGTTATTCACGCGCGAAACCCTGGCCTATGAAAAAGGCGTCAAGAAGCGGTCGGAAGCGCGGGAGGCGTTGGGATTGGATTCGGGGCCGGAAGATGATGTTTATTTTGTGCTGAGCGCGGAAGAGCAAAAAGCGCTGGAGCCGGACCCGCAACCGTTGCAACTGGGGGCGGGAGAGATGCCGCCGCAGTTGGTAAATGGCCGGGATAATGCGGAGATGGTGAATTGATTAATCAGCAATCAAAATTCCACTGTCGTCACTGCCCAACTGAACTGGGCAGCACGGATGGCGTTCGCCTGCTGATCGCTGTTGTGATTGGCGGGCGGGAGTTGCTGCTGGAATTTCGCGACCGAACGAAGCCCTATTGTCCGATATGCGGGAAACTTTCCGTCTGGTATCCGCATCAAAGTCAAGCGAAAAAGGTTGATGCAATTGGCGGGCTAGTTGTGGCATAATTTCGCTTCGGACGAATTTACAATTTAGCTGCCCGTTTTGTGGGCAATTTGCGAGTTGAGCGCCGCGAGAAAGATTTCAGAAATGAAGTCGTTTTCTCGCGGCGCTTTTTCTATTTGGGGACGCACGATGGATTCATTGATCTACTTTGGCGGTTCAATCAAGGCGCTGGACGAGAACGGCAAAGTCGGCGGGTATCTGGTGCGCTTCTCTGACGATGGCGCGCAGAAAGACCTCAGCGGCGAATACTTCACCAGCAAGACTTTTCTCGGTTCACGCGACGGCGACGGCGTGGACACGGTTTTTCACCACGGCCAGGCGCTGCCCGTCAAGGCCAAACTGACCAAAGCCGCCCAGGCGGAAGTTGAAGCGCTGCGCGATCACGTTTTCGCGCCAGTGAAGACAAAGCGTGACACTGTGGGCATCTTCGCCGAAACCGTGCTGAACATGGCGGACGAATACGAAAAGGCGGTGTTTGGGCTGGTCAAGGCTGGCAAGATCGGCTGGTCCTCCGGCGCAGTGGGGCATCTGGTGAAAAAAGCCGAAGGCGGGCAAATCACGCGCTGGCCAATTGGCGAGGCGAGTATGACGCCGACGCCGTGCGAACCGCTGAACCGCGCCATTACGATCAAAAGCCTGGATGCGATTAAGTTTGTTTCGGTGGTTGAAGGCGATGAGGACGATGACGCGCCTGCGATTCCAGAAAAGCCAACTGGCTTGGCCGCAAAGTTGAACCAGCACATTGACGACCTCGCAGACGACCGGGGGCGAACGCGCGAAACGATTATCAATCAAATGGCCAAGCGCGCCGGGACCGAAGTCAAAGCAGTCGAATCCATTCTCGCGAACGAATAGCGTCCCACTGATGCGCGGCTGAAAGCGTTTGCCGAAGTGCTGAATGTCAGCTTCGATGTGCTGAAAGCCACGACTCGCCGCGACCATCTGCAAACCATCAAAGGGATGTTCGAGGAAGCATTGGCCGAAACCGTGCCAAGCCGCTGGGAGCTTGAATCCGTCTACTCCAAGATCATCAAAAAACTGGCGCAAGCCGCGAGCGCCGCGCAGATGGCGGGCGTCACATTCGACCTGGAAGCGAAGGTGAAGGAGGCAACGGATGAATACACCGGCCTTCTGATGAAGCACGCGCTCGGTCAAATCGCCGACTGGATGGAAGATGGCGGCGACGATGAGTTTTATCTCAAAGCAATTTTAGACGCACAGGCCAGCGTGAAGGCGCTTGCCGATGCGGATTTAGATACTCACTCCCAATTTACGGTGAGCGTTCTGCGGGGGATCAGCAGCCGGTTTCGTGGTAATCACGAAGGCCGGGTTAAAGCAGGCCGCGTTCTCAGCGAAAAGAATCGTCAGCGAATTACGGATTTGATTCCGAATCTGGAAGCAGTCAAAGCAGAGCTTCAGAAACTGCTTGATGACTCCACGCCGATGGCGACGGACGCACAGAAGCGCGCGGCAATCTCAGCAACCCTGCGCAATCAATGGCGCGCACGACAATTAGGAGTAAGTGCAAATGGCTAAGAAGCTGCAAGAATTGCTGGCCGAGATTGCAACGAAGAGCAATCAGGTCAATCAACTGTTTGACGATGGCGACAAGCGCGGCGGCGAAAATACCGCCGTGGAAATCGAAACCATCAAGACGCTCAACAAGGAAATCGAAGAACTGGAAAAAGAAGCCAGCGAATTAAAAGGGCTGGCCGACATTCGCAGCGGCAATGGCGAGCGCGTCAAAGCGCAGAAAACACCGTCCAATCCGCTGCCGTTCTCCGGCGCACCTGCCGGACAAACTCAAGGCGAACGCCAACTCAAATCCATCGGCGAAGAACTGCTGGATGATCCGACCTTCTCCGCCTGGTTGAAAACGATTGCTGGCGACGGCTTCGCTCCCTCCAGCGCGCAGCAGATTCAATCGCCGCGCGTGGCGCTGAAGGGCATGTTTGCCAATTCGATGAAAACCCTGGTGACGGGCGCATCCGGTTGG